ATACAATTTCATCAGCCATTTAGCACCTCACTTTCTTTAGCAATTTATCGTTTCCCGCTGGGGCGGATTTAAACAGTTACATTAATAAAACATATCCAATAATTTATTCATGCGTGATTTCATTCTTCGCACTCCTTAATCAGTCTTTTAATATCCGAAATTCCTTTGCTGTTATTAATTTGATTAAACAGCTTTTTAAAATCATTAGTTTTAAATTCTTTCCTTTTTAATGCTTTCGCTTTTAATTGTGGGTATTTTTCCATATATTCAAACACTTCTATTAATGTTTTGCATTGTTCAATCAGGCTTTTTTGTGATTTCATTGTTTACCCTCCGCTTTTTTAATTGCATCTTTAAGTTGCGAAATAATAGTCCCTGACTCACTGATATTGATTATAGCTATTCCGTTCTCATATCTGGTGCAGAGCAGATCAAGGCTGTTTTTACATACTTGCAATAAGTCGGGAGCGGCTGCCATACAATTTGCCATTTCCTCAGTGACGCCGTTGGATTTAGATTCTGTCGTTGCTACCAGGGCCCCGTAAATATCAGACCCATTAACACACCGAGCGACAATATCATAATGAGTTTTGCGATTGTATACCTTCCATGATCTTGGTTTTGATTCTTTCATTCTGTTGCCTCCCTTAGTTATAAGTTAAACCCTAAAGTCTGCCGCCGGCTCCCCGGAAGCAGGTTCGAGGTTTAAAATACGTCTCTTCTGATACTATTTCGTTTGATTTTGCCGGTCGGTGTGAGCTTAGCCCAATACTCACGGTCGTTAAGATTAAAGGTTATAAGGCCGGTATCGCCTGCCTTGTAAAGCTTAGTTATCGATGCGTCCAGGATATTTTTACGTCTGAGTTCTTTTTCTATTTGTGCCTGCATCATTCCCACCTTTCCCGCCGGATAGCGGATTAAATCCTAAAGTTAATCTTGATTGCATAATAATTTAATTATTTAATCCTTACAAGCCCAGTATACCCCAGTTTTGAGCAGTTACAGCCAATCGTATCACAAGCACAAACTATTATTATCTGCTATTTTCATATATTATTGCTGTTTTTCGTGGTTTTTCGTGTTTTTTATATTGATATATTATTAAGGATGTGTTATGTGGTTGATAATATTACACAAAAAATATAACCAGAGACTGTGTCTATTATTAGTTATTATTATGCTAAACACAACTGCTCAAAAAGCTATCCCACTTTTAGCCGCGGGCCAAACCCAACAAGCTGTAGCAGATCAACTTGGTATCACTCAGCCCAGCGTCTTCAAGATAGCGCATAAAACTGATGTTAAAAAACTCGTAGAAGCAGCTCAGCTCCAATTAGTTCACCAAGGCACTCAAATTGCCATCGACTCCCAGATCGCCAAGCTCAAAGCGGGCAAAGCTATTATTAGTAACCAGCATAACCCCGGCTCAACTAAACCTGATCGGTATGTCGATGGCGTAGACAATGGAGCTATACTGCAATTAGCTGATAAAGTAGAGCAGAGACTGCTGCAAAGCGTGGGCATACTCCCAAGCAACATGCAATCAGCTACTTATATACAACTAATAGCAGGCCGCGATATACACCTCAGCCACGATGTGGTTGACGTGCTCAGGCGGCATTTAGGGGATGTGATGGATGCGGAGGTAGTAGACCAGGTATAAACAGGGTTAAAACAGTAAACAAAGTGATATAACCAGGACATAATAGGACAAACCAGGTTACAAAGGGTTAAAATAGGACATAATAGGTATAACACAATCACACACGTACGTAATAACGTACGTAATAACGTACGTAATAACGTACATAATAGTGTTATCCAAGGCCTGATATATATAGCAGTAGTAGCGTTAAGTCGATCTTTGGCAGCCCTTGATAATATTGATGATACGATCATAGCAGTAATCATAATTAATGGTAAAATGTGTAGATGTGTCAACCATGCGGGTTTGCAGGAAAAAAAAAGTTTACACAATGTACGTTATCAGACGTTGATCAGCTCCCAGTACCCAGTACCCAGTACTCAGTATGGTATATAGTAGGGGGGGGGGAGGAGCGGACAGGAGGGGGCGGGGTCTTTCTTTGGTATCTCTACCCTCCCAACATCAAAAGGTCTTTGGGGTAAAAGTATTGACTTGACAACATTTAATAAAGTATTATCTTCTTAAGTTATTAAACATCATAAAGGAGATAATATGAAAAAAGAAATGATTCGAGCTACAATTTATATTGAGAAGCAGGTTTGGCAAGAGATTAGGGAAGATGCTCATGAAAAATGGATTTCACCAGGTAAGTATATTGTTGAATTGTATGAAAGTATTAAAGTCAATAAAGGTAGTAAGGTGAATAAACCCGAAACACCTGAAAAGATTGAGGAAATGCCAAAGCCGATAAAGTATGAGGCACCTTCTTCCACGGGCGGGGTACAATTCAAACCATGCCCTAAAGGGGGGAAATAATGTCGGATAAAATAATAGACATGTCATTAAAGAAATTAAAAGTTACTTACGTTTGTCGTGACAAGGGTGAGATAAACGAATATTTCGATAAAGAGATTCGGGAACTTGGCAAGAAGTATGGTATAGTTTGGAATGGTCAGGGGATGGAAATAGAGACGGGGATTCGTGATATATCTTTTGGGGGATAAATGCCCTATCGCAGAAAAGAGGAGGTAGGTTATGGCTGATGCAGTAAGTTCAAGAACGTTAGTAGATAATGAAATTTTTGCTATACAGCAGTTTACGAACGTGAGTGATGGTACGGGAGAGTCTGCTGTTAAAAAAGTTGATGTAAGTGCTTTAAGTCCTGCTTGTGGGAGTGTAATAATTAATAAAATTCATTATAATATAATTGGGATGGCTGTTGCTATCGGATGGGATGCCACGACCGATGTTGTAGCGTGTGTTGTCCAGGGAGATGGCGTTCTTGATTACAGGGCTATATGTGGTGGGCTGACCAATAATGCCGGCGCTGGTGTAACGGGAGATATACTTTTCACAACAACTGGTCATAGTGCAGGTGATTCTTACAATATCATACTTGAAATGACTAAGGTGGGGGCAGCTTAATGGACATAGCGATGAAAGCGACAAAAACCACTGAGAATGACAAGTGCCCTTTGTGCAGGGACGGATGGCAGGATTTTATTATTGTGAATGAGAATCTTTGGGCGTGCGAGAAATGTGGGTGTGTTTTTGTGCCAAAGGCTTTGAGGGTTGAACATCTTGCGACCAAGAAGGAGAGAATAGGGAGGATTTTAAAAGAACCGGATTTAAAATGTTCTCAATGTGATTTTATAGCAAAATCAGAACACGGGTTAAAGATACATTTAAGGGTGCATAGAATTGAGTGATCTAATAAACGCTTTACAATCTTATCAGGGATATTTAAAATTTAAGAAAACAGAACAATTACAGGCTCTTTTAAAATTAAATCACAAAATAATCGGTATTTTCAGCGGGAATCAAGGTGGAAAAAGTTCGAGTGTAGCCTACCAATATTTTTTAAGAGTAATTGGTATTCATCCAATAGGAGATAAGAACAGATTAGCTAAAAAAATCAGATGTATAAGTTCTTCGCTACCGGAAAGCACAGCGGCAGATGAACAAGACAATGCTCAATATATGGAATTAAAGAAACTTATACCGCCTGAACTTATTTTAAAAGATATAACTGCAAGAGCACAGAACCTGGTAGTAAGAAGCCCTACTCATGGGAAGACGATATTTGAATTTAGAAGTTCTAAACAGGAACTTCAAGACCTTGGAAAGATTCAATTATCAAGTGTATGGCACGATGAAGAAACACCAAAGGCTATACGAGAAGAATGCAAAATGCGCTTGCTTAGCGAGGATGGAGATGAGATTTTTTCATTAACTCCGGTCAATGCATTAAGTTGGACATTTTCGGACGTTTGGCAACAGGCCGATTATATTTTTAGAACTAAGATTATTTGTGATAAATACGGATTTAAACAAGAAGAGTACAGAAACACCGGCATGGATATAGCTTGTATCCAGATGGCAACAGATGATAACCCGACACTTTCACCTGATACCATAGAGAGGCTTTTTGAAGATATTACCGATCCAGATATGTTGGAGTTAAGAAGATATGGAGTTTTTAAGCAGATTTCAGGCAGAGTGGTTAAAAGTTATAACCCAGGTGTTTGTTATATACCTATGTCTAAGACTTTTCCTGATGGTGTACCAGGAAAGTGGTTGCATGCAAGGGCTATAGATTATCACGAATCAAGAATTCCTTGGTCGATAGGGTGGTTAGCGGTAAGTCCTCAGAATGAATGGTTTTTATGGAAAGAATTTCATCCGGCCATTGATGGGGCAAATGCTTATAATACTTATGAAATAGCAAAAGCAGTAGCAAGGAAATCAGACAGTTACTATTATAAAGTTAATTTAATTGATCCACTTGCTAATAAAAAACAACCTAATACTTTATTTAGCGCAACCGATGATTTAAATAGATATTTTGACCAAATAAGACAAGAGGAAGGATTTGGTGCTCCATGTTATTGGGAAGGTTGGAATACAAAAGGAACCACCGGCAGAGATGAGGTTGGTAAAAGATTTAAAAACTCAGTAAAATGTGGTAAACCGTTTAACAATAGATTTAAAGAGCATGGCATGACAAAATATTTACCAACTTTATGGATAATGAACACATGCCCTAAGTTTAATAAATCAATAATAAACTGGTGTTATGGTGAATATGTGAGTGCAAGCACGAAAGCTGTAAACGATCCTAAGATGGCACCACAACAAAAAAATTCACACGATAATATGTGCCTTGAGGCGTTTGCAAAAGACCATAGGCTTATACATGCACATAATTTATTCACTAATACAATACAACAACCACAGATACGGCATCGGTCAGTAACGGGACGGTAAAATGGAAGAAAATGAAGATAAAACAGAAACTCCTAATAACACAGTAAGTTGGGAAGACGAACTTTGCGATCTTGTTTTAGGTGAGTGGGATAAAGGCCAGCAATATTATGACCAGATGAATGATCTTTATGACGTTCTATATGATATGCTTCGTGGAGAACGTCCTGAAAAGAATTATGATTGGCAGTCTAATATAGTCTTAAACAAAGTCTTTCAGGTTATATGGACAACTATCCCATATCTTACACAAAAAATCTTTGGTGCTTCTCCTATCATCGGAATAAAATCTTACGATAAAAAAGGAGCATGGCAACGTAGAGAGATTCTGGAGTTCTGGCATACTATGAACACCCCTGTAGATAAGAAACATATCCCATTTTATATTGTATGCGTGATGTGGATTTTAAGAGGTCTTTTAAACGGGGTTGGAATTGTAAAAAAATCATGGCATCAAAAACTAAAAACCCAAACCACAACTGTATCAACTGATATCCCCATAGATGAGGCCGAAGGAAAGCTTGTTACAGAGCCTTATGAACAAAAGATAACCACAACTATGCCAATAGAGGATTGGCCGCATAATCAAGTAATAAATAACAAGGATATCGTTTTTGATTGGCTTTTAAAACCAGGGCAATCCGTTCGAGATGGTAGGTTTATTATACATAGAGAAATTCAAGACTTAGATACTTTAAAAGGATACGATGGTATAGAAGATTTATTAACGGAAGAACCCACTTCAGAGACTCAACCTAATGAAAATCTCAATAAAGACGGGCTCGAAACCCCGCCTAAGAGCGATATTTATACAGAAATTGAAGTTTATGAAAGACAAGGAATGCTTCCTGTATCAAATATAGATGGCAAGCTGGTCTATGATATAGATGGTAAAATGGTTGAAACTATAGCTCTTATCGGAAAAGCCAACGATAAAAAGAAAGTTCTTAAACTAAGAAAAAACCCCTATGGATTTAAGACTTATATTGATATTCATATATATTTAGACACTGAAAGATGGCAGTCAATGGGTATGATAGAACCTATAAAAGACACCCAAACCGCTATAAACGATAATATAAATGCTTCTTTTGATGAAATCTGGCAGAATTTAATGCCGCCTACTATAATAAATAAATTTGCATTGTGGGACACAGATACAATGCAATACGCCCCAGGGCAGAAATGGTTAGTAGGGGGAAATCCAAGAGAACATATTTATTTTAAAGAACCTTCTTATATAACAAAAGACGCATGGACAAAACACATGCTTCTTGATGGAGAACTTCAGTTAACATCAGCCATAACCCCTCCTATGCAGGGGTTGGGTAAAGAAAAGGCAGCAACCACAAACGTACTTAATGCTCAAATGTCATCCGGCAGGTTAGACCATCTTGTTAAAATGATTGAACAAACAGGTCTTATTCCTTCGGCACAAATGGATGTTCTTTTTGCAAAGAAATTTGCACATCCTGCCACATTCCAGAAAATACTTGGAGAGCCTTTTCAGTATGAAGGAGAAGAAGAATTCTATAAATATATTCCAGCGGCTTCAAGTGTTAAATTAGAGGTTCAGAAGGAAGTTGAAACACAACAAGACCTTCAATTAATACAGATACTTTCTTCAATCCAGAACCCTAATATGCCTAAGTTGGTAAATAAATTCTTGGCCAATATTCTTAGAAATAGAAACGCACCACAAGAGGCTGATTTATTAGATGAAAAATTCTTTGAACCAAAATCAGAAGCAGGCAATTTACAACAAATACAAAGTATGCTTGGTAGAGTTCCTTCTAATCAAAGTGGTGTTGAAATGACAGGGCAGGAAAAATCAACTCGGCAGGCAACTTATCAACCAAGAGGGATTTAATGGAAACATCGAATATAGCAATCGCATGGGAATTATTATTTCAAGATAAATATGATGAAATACTTGATCCTAACAAACCTGAAAATACAGCTCGTTCAAATGCGGAAAGGAAAAAGAAGACTGACGAGTTCAGGAAATTCGCAGAAGGTTCCGGTAAGCTTTTATATGATACTTGGAAACAAGATATAAGAACTAAAGTATTGCAATTATTAGCAAATCCTAAAGTTGACGAATGTAATTGTCATATTTGCAGTTCGGTGCGTGAATTACGATACATCTTACATTTATGTATATCGGCAGAAAGAATTATAAACACACAAAAAAAGGAGATTTAACATGGTAGATGAAAATTTGGATACGACAGAAGTTGATGCCGCCCAAGAATCAGTTGTAGATGATGATCAGGAGTCTCAAGAGAAAGCTAAACCTTTTACTCCGGAGCAGGAAGCGTACATTGGGAGTTGGATGGGTCGGGTGATTGCTAAGCAATTTGATGAGAAAGTTTTACCTATTGTTGGTGATAGATTGCCGCAGCCAGCCCAGCCCGATCAGCCAGGAATTCTTGAAAAGTTTAACGAGGATATTTCAGCAGAATTTTTCACAAACCCCTATAATGCTTTTAAAAAGATGATGGATGTTTATCAGGGGACACAAACCACATTATCTAAAAACCAGAAAACACAAACCGACAAGATGTTGCTTAAATATTCTGACCAACCTTACTATAAAGATATTTTTTCCAGTATGCAGAAAACAGCACATGAAGCTGTAGGACAGGGTTATCCCCCAGAGGCAGCAACAGAGTATGCATATCAGAGGGCTAAGAGTGACTACCTTGAAAAACAACTAAGGGGGACTACAGACGATTTAGACCTTCTGGAAGGTGGTATTCCAAATAAACAAAAAAAGAAAATCAAGTTGCCTCCCCAGTTTCAAGCAGCGTATGAACGGGATAAGGCGGCTGGGATTTTTAAAAATGAGGAAGAGTATATAAACTCACTCGCTCCTCAGTTAAGAAACCAGTTAGGTATTTAATGGCAAAGACACACGTACCTTCAGGCAATGAAGATGATACGTTTTACAGATGCAAACGGTGTGGATTCCCCTGCAACACAGATAGGGATGCCACCGGAGATGGAAGCGGTATTACATTAACCGCCACAACAATTTCTGGGACATCGTTATACGACCCCATAGTAAGCTCAGGCTGCGTTTTCTGCGGCACAAAAAATTACAAAAACTGGCAAAAATAACATCCCTCCTTGTGAGATAGAAGTTAGCCGAAAATTTAACTAAAGGAGGAAATTATGATAGTTATCAAGGATTTATTGGGTGGTTCAAAACCACAGCCGATAGAACTTCCTTATAACGGTGATATAGCTGTTGATAGTGTAACAAAGCGTTATAAGGGTTCGTTGGTTAAGGTTATGGATGTCGACGATGTTGACCACGGTAAATTCTGCACTTTTGCAGGACTTGCCACAGTAATGGAAAACATTATTGGTATCCTTGAAGAAGAGCAGGAAATTACAACGAACTATCTTTTAGACGATGCCACTTATGGTTTTCGTTATAGAAAGATTACCCCTGTTTTCCCTTCAACGATTATAGAGGCGGAATATTCACGTAAAGATGCTGCCGGAACAGCTAACACGGACACCGGAGCAAGTGCTTCAGCAGCGAGCGCTACCTTTACATGCGCAAGTTTGACATCAGACGACACATGGATTGGTGGATGGATTTATTTCTTAACAGGAAGTAACGCCGGTTATCTGCATTATGTAAAAGACAACGAAGCTTCCGGCAATACCATGACGTTTGCTACAGCGGTGGCAAATGCTGTAGTCGCAGGAGATACCTTCCTGGCAATTCGCCCGCCCATGACGGTTGTTGTAGATTTTGATGCAACCTATACAGGGCTCAAAAGTGAAGTCACTGACACGAGTGCTGTAGATGTTATTACGGGGTTGGTGACACTCATTTCAGCGCCTGGTGTGGCGAAAACAAAACTGGCAAGAGGCACGCATGACGGATTAAAAATCGACAATGCGAAATTTTATCATCAATTTACAATCCCAGGCAACAGAACAGTTCCTAATGCTTGGCTTGGGATTAAAGAGGCTTAAAAAGGAGGTAAATTATGCCAAATATAGCAATAAGTGAAAATTTTGGTGACCTCCTTGATTCGAGGTTTCGCAAAATATATACGACAGAGTTTCAGGAAAACATTAAGGAAAGTATGATCCCGATGTTGTTTCAAATGGTTAATCCAGGTAAACGTGATAATTATAAAGTAAGTGGTGTAGGAGCTATGGCAGATATGTCAGATTTTGACGGTTCTATCACCTATGATGCTTTTGGTCAGCTTTATGATACCACGATTGAGTTTCCTGAATTAACTTCTGGTTTTAAAGTAGAGCGTAAGTTAGCTGACGACGGACAGTTTGGTATCATGGATGCTCGTCCTCGTCAGATGGCTCAGGCAGTCGCACGTACCCGTGAAAAGAAAGCAGCGGGTATTTTTAATGAAGGGTTTACAGCAACCACGGCAAGCTCAGTATATTTAAGCGGTGGCGATGCGGTGGCTCTTTTCAGCGATTCCCATCCTTATTCACCGGATGACGCTACTACTCAGGACAACAAAGGTACGACTGCGATTTCAGCTACAGCGATAGAAGCTACTCGCAGAATTGGCAAGAGGAGTATTTTTAACGACCGTGGAGAACTTCTCGACGTTAATTATGACATGATAATTTGTACGTCATCTGTTGAGGAAACTGCATGGGAAGTTATAAATTCTAAGGGCAAGGTAAACACTGCCGATAACAACAGGAACTTCCACGAAGGAAGATACAAGCTGGCTGTTTGGGACAGACTTTCGGACGCAAAAAACTGGTTCATGGTGGACTCACGCATGATGAAAATGTTCCTTATGTGGTTAGACCGTATTCCCCCTGAGTATAGATATGACCGTGATTTTGATACTTTGATTGCAAAATGGTCTGTCTATGGAAGATGGAATTGCTGGTATGGCGATTGGAAATGGGCGTACGGGCACGCAGTCTCATAATGATTTCAAGTAGTTAGGTAAATTAAGGGGGTAGGCAACTGCCCCCTAACACAAACTGGGTAAGCTGTGGTGCGGTCAGGTATAACTTGATTTATTCCACAGGGCAGGCTTAATAGCATGTCCCTAAAAAAGAAAGGAGTTTATTATGGGTTTAACACATTTTCCACATGGGGTTTCAAGTTTTGGAATTCCGATATATGGTGACGGCATTGGGAGGGGAGAGATATTTTATGTTGTAAAATCAAAGACTTCAAGTGATAAGTATTGGGCACTTCTTGAAGAAAGAGATATTGATCGGAGTAAAATCTTTACAACAGTAAATGCCGCCTATGCTGCAACAACCGGTGATCGGAATGATACTGTTTTTGTTTTTCCAGGAGTTCATACTTTGTCTGCAGACTTAGTTTGGGCAAAAAACTTTACACATCTTGTTGGTCTTGGTGGACCAGCGGTTGAAAGTGATTACAGTGTTGGTGGCGTCACTATTACCTCTGTTGGTACAGCATCGGTAAGTACTATTGAAATCACTGGTCATCGAAATCAGTTCCGTGATATCAATATTGAACAACATGGAGCTGCAGCAACGTGCCTAACGGCATGTAAAGTTTCGAGTTATGGGAATTATTTTGAGAATGTTCATTTTGAAGGTTTAATGGCGGCTGCGTCTGATACTGCCGGTGCTTCTTCTCTGCAAATGCACACATATTCTGGGTTCAGTATCTTTAAAGATTGTATCATTGGTTCTCCGTTGTGGGATGTCCGGACAGCGGCAACAGCGGCACAGATTTATTTTTCCAATACTTCTGGCGCCACACTTCCGCAGAATATTCTTTTCAAAGGATGTAGGATTTTTAATAATTCAGCAACAGCAACGAACCCCGCCGTAATCCTTGCTGCAAACAATGCTGTTGATCGTCTTTTGGAATTTCGTGACTGTACGTTCTATAATTTCCAGACAAATCTTGGTACCGTTTTGACAAGCGGTGTTATTAAAGATGCATGTGGAACTACACATCTTATTTTATTGAGTGGAACCACTTGCCAATATGGGTGGACGGATTGGGCAGATGTTCATACCTACACTTTTGCGGCAATGCCTACTTCAAGCGCAACCGGTGGGACAGCTTTGGTTACCACATAATGAGGTGCTTATGAGTGAAATGGCAATTAAAAAAAGATGTTGGGTTTGTGCTGGAGATGGTATTTATCAAGGTTTGCCTTGCCTGAATTGTAATGGAGAAGGAAAGGTAGAAAAAGGGGAGGGTGCAGAAACCGTTAATACTACGGAAATTACAGACAAACTTAACGATATCTTTACTGAACAAGCAGCACAGCGTGCAGATTTGACAATGATATTAACTAAAATCTGGAACAAAGTAAACGAATAATAATTAAACCCGATGGGCGGCGGGTATCCGCCCATTTAATAATCATAAATGGAGTAACAATGGAACAATTTGAAACTATAGACAATATCCGTGAAATTGGGAAAGACATAGCAGGTATGGAACGAATGTTAAAAGCGGATGAATTAAGTAAGAATAAGAAGATTCAAGACCCTGCTAAATTAAAGGAAGAAATCAAAACCAAATCAACCTTTTTAAACAAAGTAACGCCTAAGAAACTAAAAGGCGTAAAAGCCAACAAAGCGTTTCAACGCCTTGAACAACTTAAGGAAATCATCGGTAAAGATATGGTTTCAGAAAACGATTATTATAGACCTGAGCCTAAAGGTTCTGATTCTCATATAAAAAAGATGGATTTTGAAAAAGTAGTCGAACGGCAGGTGAAATTTCAAACTGATCCACAGATTAAAAAAGCAGTTAATGAATACAAAGCATTAGCAAGACAACTTGATCCTGATGATAGGCATATTTCAAACATAGAATCAATCAGGAGTTCTAAAAATAGTAAGACTTTTTCTTTATCATTAAAAGGTAAAGATAACTTTGACAAGATATCATGGTGTTCTGATTTAAAGCCTGCATAAATTTGGAGGGGTCTAATGGCGACTTCGGATATTCAAGCTAATGTACTTTATGGTTTAGGAGAGGGTGGCAATGTAGCCGATACGACATCCCTTGCGTATGCCCTTCGATGGGTCAATGCGGCATATAGGGAGTTATTTCTTAGGTATAGGTTTAAGTCGTTAAGGACACGTTCTATTTTCACTACAACGGCAGGCCAGTCAACATATCAATCTCCTTCTGATTTTGGGGGTTTTTTAATATTAAAAGACGAAACAAATCAAACCATTCTTAACCAAGTAACTCCAGAAGAATTTCAAAGAGACATTTCAGCTAATAAAGTCACAGATGAGACATTTACATCGAGCGCAGACGTGGCAGTGGATTTAGATAATAATGCTTTGATTCAATATAGCGAAGTTGTAACAGACGATACAGACCACACTACGGTTTATACAAGAGACACCGACTATGACATGAATTACACCACTGGGACAATAATGGTGCTTTCAACAGGGTCTATGAGCGATGCAACAGAATACTATATAGACTATCTCTATTATATAGACGGGAAACCGGATAAATTCTGTCTTGAATATGACGCAACAAACGAAAGGTATGTTTTTAGGCTTGATCCTATACCAAACGGGTCTTTTATAGGAAGCCTTTTATATTCTGCACTCCCTTCTGATCTTTCAAGTTCAGTCGATCCTTTATGGGATAGACTTGAATTTGCATTGGAAAGAGGTGGAATTTATTATGGAAGTCTTGAGATTATAGACGACCCACAAAAAAGAAATGAACTTAAACAAAACTATGAAGTTGCCATGCAGGCATTAATTCAAGTTGATCAGGAAATGATACCTAAACATGACAGAATTAAAGTCGTGATGAAACGTTCTGATTATTAATTTTTAAGGAGCATTAGCATGCCAGTAAGAACCATTGGACATTGTTTTTTAGGTGTAGATTACAGCATTCCGCCGCATGAATTACCAGGCATAGCTTTAGCTGATGCTCAAAATATCATACCTGATACATCCGGTCTTCCAACGGGCAGGAGTGGCAGCACAAAGTTAAATTCTACGTCTTTAGGTATAAGAGTAACATCCTTTTTTGAATTTAAAAGCGGTAGTACGGTAAAACAAATAGCTTCGTATAGCACAAAAATGGGTGTTTATTCATCTGCTACGGGTGATTTTGTAGATACTATAACCGGATTAACAAATAACAAAATGTTTCAATGGGTAAATTTTGCCGGTAAGGTTATAGGTGTAAATGAAGGTTCTAATAACCCACAATATTACGACGGTACTAATTCAGGCGATTTGGCAGGTGCTCCGCCTAAAGGATTAACTGTAACTGAATGGTCAAACAGACTTTGGTTTGGGGGTGATTCTACTGATGTGGCTCTTTTAACCGGAAGCGATCTGAATGACCCGACTACATATACAGCAGGCGGGGCAGCAACAGCAGCCGTAAGCCAGACAATAGGTGATTCAAAAGACCCCATAACAGGCGTGTTCGGATTCTTTGACATGCTTCTTATTGGCAAGCGAAACAATATTTATAAAGTAACCGGCGCACCGGCAACAGACGCTACAACTCTTAGAATAGAACCTCTCTATTCAAAATCAACAGACAATATAGGCTTTACTTCACCCTGGGCTATAGCTCAGGTAGGAAATGATGTAATCTTTCTTGATGGTTATGACATAAAACGTCTTTCCGGTATTCAGGAATACGGTGATGTTGAGTATATTTCTATTGCGCCTCATTTTAGGGATTATTTAGAAGCTACCGTAAATAAAAATTATCTTCAATATGCTCAATTTTTTCATTATAAAAAAGCTCAACAAATCTGGTGTTCTATTCCTACTGGAGCTGCGACACATTTTGTTTTTGTTTTAGATTATAAATTCAAGCCGGATACCCAGAGATATGCTTTTTATCCAATGTCTGGTTTGGTTGTAAGCTGTTTTGGCGGGGTTGAAGACGGCGAAGTTACCAATATCTATTATGGTGATGAAACAGGCTTTGTGCATAAATTAGACATAGGCAATGATGATAACGGCTCTGCAATAGACAGATTTTTTGTAACAGTAGTTTCAGGGAATTCACCTGAATATAAAGTTTTGGATAGGCACGAAATTCGTAAACAGTTTCAAGACTCTGAAGTTTTTATCCTGCCGACTGAATCTGTATTATCAATGACTCCTTATTATGCGATAGACTTAATGAGCTCTGATCAAATAAGAACTTCTGGAAATTATACAGCCTTAGATGCTGAAACGGTTTCAGGATGGAACGGTACGGGAGTTAAACACAAAAGAAAAACATTCTTTGGATTAAGCGGCAGGACAATGGCTTTGAAATGGCGGCATAATACCGTTGCACAGAATTTTGTCTTTTATCCCAGCGGGGTGAATTATACTTGGAAATCAAAAAACTCAATAAAATAATATACTGGAATATCAAACCAATAGATGGGTGGTTGTATATTTCTTCACCTATAATGGAGGCAGAACTTCCTTTTAATATAAAACGTTCGTTAGTAAAAGAATTTAAAAATATAGAAAATATCATTAAAAGCAAAAAATTAAAAGGATGGATATGTTACACAAGTATATTTAATCTTCATATAATGAAAATGTTTACTAAAGTTGGAGCGATTCCGTATAAAATAGAACAAGATAATCTCTGGTTTAAAAAGGACTTAAAATGAAAATTTACACTAAAATCCGAATAAATATGAATGGTGATATTCTTGAAGAAGAAAGTTATGAATATAAAGATGAAGTCGCTTTATGTTGTGGCGGTGGCGGGGGCGTTACTGTTGTAGAACCTCCTCCTTCTGAAACAGAGCTTGAGATTCAAAAGTTAATCCTTGCACAAATGAAAGAACCAAAGGTGCTTAGTGAAAACGAACAATTAATGGAGGATTATTCTAAACAGCTTCTTGAAACTCGACTTGAAGGATTGCCCGCTGAAAAAGAAATGCAGGAATTATCAATGGCACTTCTTAAAGAACAAATAGGCTATTCAAGAGATATGCTTGCAAGACTTTCAGAAGCTAAAGAATTAGGCGAGATAACCGGAGACCTTACAGAAGATGAAATTACCAAATTAGACCAATTAGAGGAAAATGCTATATCCCGTCTAACTGAAGTTGTGGGTGAGGATGCTCAGGAAATAGTAAAAAGTGAAATAGCTCAACTGGTTGATAGAGGGGTTTTACAGGGTAATATTGGCGCAAGAGCTATTGCTAAGATAGGCGAAGCAGCAACAAAAGAAATAGCAAGAGGGACAACGGATATAGAATCGTTAAGAATTCAACAGGAACTTGGGATGGAAGAATCAAAACGTCAGTTTGGTCTTCAATATCAAAGTTTAGTTCAGCAGGGAATTTTAACCAGAGAACAAGCTATTATGGGTATGGCTCAAAATGTTATGCCTCAACAGTTCGCACAAGCTCAATTTGCAACTCAGGCAGGTCAATTTCAACCTCAACTAAAACAACAATGGGAGATGGCTAAGCTAACCGGCGGTATTCAGCAATGGGGGCAAATGGCCGGCATGAGAGGAGCAGAGGCAGACAGAGCCACACAAGCTGCTATAGCAAATTCACAGGCTAAAGCAGCAACAACCGCATCTATGTTCGGAGCTGTTGGTAATATTGCGGGGATGGCTGGAGCTGCCGCTATATATTCTTCTAAAGGTTTTAAAGAAAAAATTAATAAAATAGACAAAACTACTGAAGATAAGTTCCTTGAAGAAATCAAGAAAGCTCCTTTATATTCATATAAATATAAAGACGACATTGCAGACGGTGGAAAGCATTTCGGGTTAATAACAGAAGAAGCACCCAAAGAAATAGTAACAGAAGATGGTAAATATTTCGATGTTATAAATTATATAGGGTATTTAACAGGTTGTATCAAGGCACTTGCTAATCAAGTCGAAGCAATGCAGGGGAGGGAATAATCATGCCGTGGCCAATTCATGATTTTGGGACAGGAAATATGTCAAAATGGTTAATGATGGCTTTAAGTCAGAAAGAGACGGCCGGTCAGAAAAAAGAAGATATAGAACGTCAATTAATGCTTGCACAGGCACAGGCGGGACAGACTACACCTGAGATTGAAGATGTTACTGTTCGTGGGCAAAGAGGCGCAAGACTATCTCCACAGGCTGTTCGTGAACAAGAATTGTTCGGTGAAGGTGGTGCTCAGGCTTTACGTGGAATGGCGGAAAAAGAAGACAGGCGATTGAAAAGGCAGGAACTTAATGCTCATACTGATAGAGTATTAAAAGCACTTCCGGCTTTAGAAAAACTTAGTCCTGAAGCGCAATTAACTTTTATTGATACAATGAATCAAGGATTTGAAGGAACTGGCTTTAAAATGACCGATGTCAATAATGCAAAAGATGCAATAGCCCAAATGCAGAAATTTTCTTCAAATAAATATTATGAGGCATTAGGAATAGCTTCTAAAGACCCGACCATTGAAAATATAAAAAATTTTAACGATTCTGCTTCAGTCGTAGCAAGACATTCGAAGCATTTTCCTGAAATAGATTTGGTTGGCGATAGAAAACGAATAACCGGCGCAATCGAACAGCAACAAAAAATAAAATTAAAACAGACTGCTCCTGGTGTGGCCCCTCAAAGACCAACCCCAATGACATTAGCATCTGCGATTAAAAATCTAAGTTTCAGGTTTTATAAGCAAGATGCTCTTGGCAATATTGTAACAACTTCTGAGAATCAGGGTATGCATAGAATTGCCCAGAAGAAACTTGCGGAATTAGCGAAAGAAAAGGATAAATCCGGCGAAAAAAGAGAGGTATATTTCCCAGATATTGTAAACCAATCTGAAGATTTTGCTCGCAATGTTGAAAACAGATATTGGGAATATTTAGATGCAGCTCAAGGGAGACAAAAGCTTGTACAAAAGGTAAATTCAACCTTTAAAAGTGAATATGGATACATCCCAAGACGAAAACCAAGATAATGTTAAACTTTAATAAAATAGATTTTGAAGATTTTGATAAACCTCAAGTAGCAAACTGGATAGACTTTGAAGGTACTGGTGAAATAGTATTGCCAGAAGAACCTAAAAAAGTTGCCAAACCAGGTGTTTTTAAGGACTTTATAGCTCCAACAGCTAAAGCTATTCCAAGAGTTACTGGAGTTATAGCGGGTTCGTTGGCATTATTGCCTGGTGCAGGAATCCGTGCGGCCATAGAATTATTACCTAAAATATCACAAGACCCGGATAAACTTTTTGAAGCAGGGAGTCTTAGCAAGGCTGGCGAAATATTCGAACAAATAATGAGTGTCCCAGGCAAGCTAATTAAAACAGAGGAAGAAGCGAAAGCGATAAGAAATATCGGTTATGTTATGAAACCGATAGAAATGTCTGGTGAAGGTTGGCGGTTGATAGGTGAAGCAGCAAATAAAGGACTAAAAAAATTAGGGCTTGACGACACATATATTGAGCCATTGTTCGACTCTTATGGAGAAGCCGCTGCTATATTCGCACTTCCTGGAGTTATTAAGAGAATAGGCAATTCAACCACTTTTAGAAGAATGACAATTCCTGAACGAGGGTTGGTTATTCAAAGCCTTGCCAAAACGGTTAAAAATAACCCAAACATGACAGAAGGGCAGATTCTTAGGAAATATGACAACCCTGCATGGAGAACAGAAGCGTTGGGCGCAAGAGCATTGAAGGCGGGGAAGCCCATTACAGAGGCAAGACCTGTTCCACCGATTGTAACGGAAACCCCAAAACCAACTGTAAAACCGACCACAGAATTAGGTCGGAAATTACAAGCAGCAATGCAAGCAGAACGAAAACCTCCTGTTGTTGCTGATTTGGCCAAACGTGAAATTGAGATTAAGACAGGCAAGATTGACTTTGAAAAGCCAGTACCTATCGAGCCTATGGGTGAAAAACCTGTTTTGCCAAGTGAAGTTACGAAGCCTGTGGGTGCTGCAAAGGACGGATGGGTAAAAGAAGCTATTGATTACGGCTATTGGGATGATTTGAAACAATTAAAAGGTTATGTAGAGGATGTAGCGTTCGACGCAAAAGACGCAATGCCTTTTATGAAAGATGAAATAACCAGGGACTTGGGGATTATCCGTAAACGAGTTCTGGAACTTGAGTCTATTGGTGCTGAAGCTAAAACATATATACATGAAACCGACCAGGCTTTTGATAAATTTGATATGGCAAAAGTTGGGTCTGGTCAAGGTGAACAATGGCATGGCCCGGGAATTTATCTCCAGGAAAAGGGTACTTTTAAAATCGAACAGTACGGAAAAAACAAAGTTGAGGCTACATTAATTCCAGAAGCAAAAATATTTAAAGCCGAAGACACACCAAAGGGAAAGTACAGAGATAGTTTTGTAGAATATGTAGTTGAAAACAAATTAGATGGTGGGCTTGCTAAAGAAACGATAAAAGAGGGGACTGATTTAAAGAATATATTGCCAAGAGATGTTTTTAAATGGAACCGTGGGCTTGCTAAACAATTAAAGCAAAAGGGATATGACGGGATAGATATAGATGGAGAATTAGTAATTTATAATCCAAAAGTTCTTAAAGTAACAGCAAAGCCACAACCCACCGCAAAGAAAGCGGAAGCGGTGAAAGACCTTATAAAAAAACGATTTAAGCAACTTGGTTATAATCCTCAACAAGAATCATCTGGAACAAATTTCACAAATTCTCTGAAAA